ATCAGTCAAATAGAAGAGTTAAAAAATGAAATCAAGAATTTACAAAGTAACAAGGATAGTAGTATAATTCACGTCATACCCATTGATTGTGAAAAAGAAAATATTAAATTAGAAATAGTTGAAGAAGAAGAGGTTGAAGAAGAGGTTGAAGAAGAAGAGGTTGAAGAAGAGGTTGAAGAAGAGGTTGAAGAAGAAGAGGTTGAAGAAGAAGAGGTTGAAGAAGAAGAGGTTGAAGAAGAAGTCGAAGAAGAAGTCGAAGAAGAAGTCGAAGAAGAAGTCGAAGAAGAAGTCGAAGAAGAAGAGGTTAAATCGGTAGAAACTGAAACAAACCAAGATTCCGAGGAAGATTCCGAGGAAGATTCAGACGATGAAGAATTTTTTGAGATTGAAATAGACGATAAACCATACTGTACAGAGAATGAGGATAGCGGATTTATTTTCGAGTTAGACAAAGATGGAAATGTAGGCAAAAAAGTAGGTTATTTAAAAGAAGGGGATGCTTATTTTTACTAAGCAAATACAAACTTTTAGGAAACGGAATTTAATATCTTTTTATATTAAATGGTAAAATTGTGTACTCCAGCAATTATTTATTTAATATTTTCATTTACTCAAATACTTATTGACACATTCAAAGGTTTATATAATACAGCAATGGTAAAAATAATTGTTATGGGAATGGTTACATATTTGTTACAAATATTGTGTGATCGTGGATTGAACATCGTATCATGGATAATTGTATTTGTACCATTTATTTTAATGACTGTAATAGTAACAATGATACTATATATTTTTGGATTGGACGCTACTACAGGAATGGCCAAATATAAATGTAAGGATTCCAAATATAATACAATAAATATTGATAAACAAGGAAACGTAAATATTTACGATCCATATTACGATAGCAAACATGATCCAGTTTATTTCAAATATCCAAATATCGTTGTTCCAAAACCACCGCCACATCCTATTGTTTATCAAGAACAACCAATGCCACAACCAATGCCACAACCAATGCCACAACCAATGCCACAACCAATGCCACAACCAATGCCACAACCAATGCCACAACCAATGCTTCCACCACAAAATTACTCGAGTAGTCCAATGTTTCAATAAATAATTTATACAAATAATATAAATATAACATGATACTTTGATATATAAAATCATGTTATTTAACACTATATCGTCTATTTTATTGTATTTGTATTTATTTTATCAATATTGTAACGCCAGATATCCTGAGCAAACACAAGAATATATTTATAGTATTACGTATTCATGTCTATACGTATACAGTAAATGTCAAATTATTTTAACAAATATAAAAAACATTTTATGCTTCTATATGATAGATTGCAAACCAGAATTTTATAATTTATTTATCAGTCAATTTGGGGACAATAACAACGACGAATTCTTTTTAAATTTTATATTAAAGAACCAGACTATTTTAACATTAGATAAAACCGAATTAACATTTATTTTAGAAAGCAACAATGAAAGCGATAAGATGTTTGCTTTACTAGATGATTGCGATTTTGTCCTAATGAATGACAATGAAAACAATTTTAAAATAATACAAAAACTCGAGTTGAATTTAGAAAATATGATTTCAGAAACATCGGAACTTTTGAAAATACAACATGTCTCATATGAACCGTTATTATGTGAATTGTTAATAGACGATGATAATATTAAGATTGATTTTAAAGATAAAAATGGAAAATACAATTATTTAATTGTAAATAATTACATAGATTCAAAATTTTTATCTTACTTTATGAAAGAGCATTATAACATTTTAGATATAGAAAACTATATTCTAAGAATATTAGATGATTCAGTACAAACAATGATTTTTGATAAAACGACCGTTTTACACTTTGATAAAACAAAAATGATACAACTGTAAAATATAAATATGAAAAATAATATAAAAAAAAAATGAAATATTAATTTACTTATGGATTCCCAACATAATACAATTATGGCTGACGAGGCTCAAATAAACGAAAATGATAATCAATGCGATCAAAATGAAGAATTCCATATGTTAGCAAATAGATGGACTCTTTGGGCACATTTACCCCATAATACTGACTGGAGTATAAAAAGTTATATCAACATTTATACGTTTGCTTCAGTTGAAGAAACGATTGCTATAACAGAAACATTGCCCCCTGTTTTAGTTGAAAATTGTATGTTGTTTCTTATGAAAGAAGGTATCAAACCTACCTGGGAAGATCCACAAAATAGAAATGGAGGTTGTTTCTCCTACAAAGTGTCGAATAAAAATGTAGCAAAGGTTTGGAAAGATTTAACCTATGTTGTAGTAGGTGAAACCATTAGCAATCAATCTTCTTATGTGAATAAAGTCACAGGTATTACTATTTCACCAAAAAAGAATTTTTGTATAATTAAAATATGGATGTCGGATTGTTCAAATCAAAATCCGGCGGTTGTAACAAGTGATCTTAAAGGAATGACAAGTGAAGGATGTTTATTTAAAAAACATACACCTGAATATTAGATTTGTTAGATTTGTTAGTTTTGATTGTAAATGTAAATCTAAATTTATATAAATATAAAGCTTTTTTTATATTTATATTATCCATCAAAATGCCTAATTGGTGTTATAATTTTGCTCAACTAACGTGTCCTGCGAAAGATGTATACAACAAACTAATAGATTCAATCACGAATAAATGTTGGTTTACTACATTCGCTCCATTGAATGTTGATAACAAATGGGATTATAATAAAGCAATAGAAATATGGAAAACAAAATGGGATCCAGATAGTATAGAAATTGTAAATAAGGACGATGAATTGTATACAATAGAAATTTCTTTTGAAACGGCTTGGACCCCTCCCATCGGGGTTTATAGTATTATGAATAAAAATTATAATATAGAAACTGTCGCTTATTACGAAGAATCCGGGTGTGAATTTTTTGGTAAATGTGTTTTTTCCAAGGATGAAGAGATTGATGAAACATATGATTTTCCATCGAATAAAGAAGAATTGAATGAAACACGTAAAATAATTGGAGAAGAACTAGACGATTTTATGAGTTCTACTTGGGAACAATTAGAAGAGATATGGCGGGACGACGAAGAAGACGAAGAAGACGAAGAAGACGAAGAAGACGAAGAAGACGAAAAAACTAAACTATCGTAACATCTATTTAGTTAGGAACCGGAAATGGACGCTGGTTTCCTTCAATTACTAAAGGTTCAGGAATATAAATGGGCCCCTTTTTAAAAACATTTGCGGAACATAAATTTTTTAATTCAGGTGTAAAAGCTGGTGCTGGATTAACAAGGTTGGTTGAATTAATTCCAAATAAAAATGATTCGATATCAGGTGTATTTTTCGACATTTGATTGCCTGGAATTTGTCCAGGAAGTAAACCAGTACCCGGAAGTCGAGTGTCATAAGCAGCACCGTATTGTGAATTCGGATATAAGGTATAATTTTGCGATCCGGAATATTCTCTTTGTTCTAAACAATAATTACCAGGTGTATTTTTACTGCGGGTTGATGCCATATGTATTTATTTATATAGTTAAAAGATATTATTTTTTAGTAGTTCTAATTTATCATTATCTATAATTCCATTATTCAAAAAATCACAAATACACGGATAAAATAAGTGTAAATTATCATAAGAAAATAACAAAGCAAACCCTGATTCTTTTTCAATTGAATGCTTTTCAGCCAATTTATTTATCATGACTTCAATATCATTATTTTTGATCATTTGTTCGTATAATTGACACATCTTTGACTGTATTATATCTTCTAAAAAATCATCCAACCCAAAAATACATATTAAATCATATTTATAAATAATATTTACGAGCTGATCTTTTTCTTCATCGTCGATTACATTGAATTTCTCAAATAAATTTTTCTCATTGTATGTAATCTTATGATCTATTCTAATAATATTATTCATTTACGAGTGATTAATAATATTATTTACTATAAATTCAATATTTTAAGCTGTTATCTTTGTTATTATATAGATTGAAATTCAGTATGCTTGTTAAAATAATCAATATCGCGAGTCAATTCACGAGATGGAACACCACCTCGAACCCATCCCTCGGAAGCAACACCTTCGACTAAATTAGCGGGATTTGTAACTGTATCTTTAATAGCAGGTATTAATGGCGTAGAATGATAATTAGCATAACTTTTTTCACTCATATTTGTTACACTTTTCTTGTTGACAATTTGTTCGCCTTGTTGAATTTGTGATTCAATTACAGGATTAACAGAACCTCTTCCTAAATATGGAACCGTTGCGAAAGGACGTTGAAACAGGTCAATGTGACATCTTGGGTGTGTTTGAATTGTTCCAATCAAAAGATCAGATGAATCATCAATATTACATCCACCAGATCCACTTCCATAACCACCTTTGAACATAACCCCTGGTTGAGAAGTTGCTAATTGTCTTGGTAATTTCATACTACAATCAGATGCAAAATAGTTCTGTAACATATAATTAGCATATTCAACATTTTGAATATCAGTTTGTGATTTACAACAGTCATCTAATCCTATTCTACTCATGTTATCAAATGTATAACTGGAAATATTTGACATTTTATATAATATATATATAATAATTACATTATTTTTCTAAATAAAAATGATTTAAATAATCACAATTAAATTGTTTCGACTTTCAAAATGAAAAAACCTATGAGTAAAGAAGAATTTGAAGCAACAGTGTGTTTTACAAAAGCTAATGTGGAGTTATATGAATACAAAATTCATAAACTTATATATAATTTGAAATTGATCAATATGCCAAAAATTTATAGTTATGATAGAAAAAATAAAATAATGGTTATGGAAAAGATACATAATATGAATATATCTGATTTGTATGGAGAAAATGCTGAAAATGTTCCTTCAGAAATAATAAATAAAGTTCAAGAAGCAGTTAAAAAATTGTATTATTTTGGTATTTCATATCCAGATATAACAGGTTATAATTTCATTTATTATAATAATAAAATTTATGTAATTGATTTTGAACATGCTAAATTCTTCACAAATAGTTCTAAAATAGATCCTTTTATTCATAAATTTATAAGCGGATCACATGAATGGAATCCTGAATTCAAGTAATTTATTTATGATGTCGTCTGGTATTCTTTCCACGCAATTTACGCGCGCCCCTTTTTTTATATGTTTTGTGTTTTTTTATATTTTTTCTCCCTCCAGACATGTACATTTCTTCTAATCCAGATTCATACTCTTCTATATATTGATTTATTTTTGTAGTAGTATTGTCACTACCATCATCACTTCCGCCACCACTAGCTGGCGGATTTACTTTTTTTGATAATAAATAGCCAACTCTTATTCGTGACATAAATTCATAAGAGCCATTATTTATATAATCAGATAATTCATCTAATGATAAAAACATGGATAAAAATTGAATCAAAATGTCATTTCCTGGAGAAAAAAACATAGGCATATTTGTTTTTATTGTGGGTTTGAAAAAGTTGCTAAAAATAAATGACTTTATTTCTGGAACAAAAACAAAATCTAGTGATTTATACATTGATATTTTGGATTTTAATACTTCATAATATTTATTATCATAATTTGGTTTAGTGGTTGGATTATAAATAACATATTTACCACTCTTCAGTAATTTAATTATTAGCGCAATTATTTTAGCGTTATCAATTGAATTGTCATTATTTTGTATTTCTATTGTATTATCTTCTAATGTAATTAAGTTCAATCCATCTATATTCATTTGTTCCGATCTTTTCATATTTAATTCAACTACTTGATTTACAGTTAGTTCATCTTCACTAACATATTTTTTATTTCCATATTTATCATCATAATTAATTACATAAATTGGTTGTTCATTATTCAAAGGATTAATAGGGTCAACATATCCTTTTTGAATTAAGTCTTCGTTTCCATCATTTAAATATGTTATGTTATTCATATAATTTAAGTAATCTTTGAAAGCATCCGTCATTTCTTTATTTGGGAAAAATATGTATTCATGTAATAATTCAGAAGTAGGCGTCAAGTCTTCTAAAAATGAATAGAATTTGGGTGTACGATCACTTGATGCGCCTGCGCCGGCGGCCGTATCTTCACTAGTTAAACATTCGGGATGTTCAATTATGATTGATTCCATCATCTTACTCGTATCATAATCATATAATTCATCCAATAAACGTTCGTCGTAATCCAAAGATAACCATAAATATTCAATTGGCAATTGAATTATTTTCATATTACACAAAAATTTATGTGTATTGAAAATTAAAGATAGAATCCTATCATCTGCTTTACCAGCATTATATGATTTCGCAGACTCACTAATCCATTTATCTATTAACACTCGAGACTCTTTTGATTGAGAGAAAAACATTGTTCCACCTGACGTTTCAAAAGTATAAGGATCATACATAATGCTTT